TCCTTCTTTTGTTTCTAGTTCATAAATTAATTGTTCCATATTATTTATCTTTAAAGCAACAGTAAGCCAATTTAAAATAATTAATTCCATCAAGAAAACTATCTTCTATTGATTCATTGTTTGGCGTTTTTTTAGAATTAATTAAGTTAGTTATTCTTTTTATTTTTAAAATAACCATAAATAAAGCATATTGACTTGAATCAGTAATATCAATCCCTAAAGCTTTGGCAGCTTCTGCTACACCTTTAAAATTCGACAATACATCAAAATCTGATGCGTAATCATTTCGTTTTGAAGTAGTTACTTGCATTATTTTCTCATCCAATTCCCTATAAATCTCAATTTGTTTATCTGCATTCATAATATTGTACTTAAATATTTACTAATAAAATAACCAATACCTGTTCCAAACATAGCACCATTTGCATATGTCACTCTATCTAACCAATTTCCAAGAGCTACTCTTTTTACATTAATTGTCCAAATAAGACTAATCATAAATCCTGTAAGTAACATGGGAACTATTTCTCCATGAGCTATAAATGTTACATTCATAGATACAAACATAACTTGAATCATTGCTGTAACAAATAATACCCATTTTTGTTTGCTTAAAAGTAAGTCTGGAATATCTTTAAATTTCATTATAATTAAGAGCTTTTGATATAATTGGTAAATTTTTAACAAATAAAGCTTTAATTTCTTTTGCTATTAATTGGATTTCAAGTTGAGCATGTCCATCATCTCTAATTGCTAAAAAATGAATCCAACTTCTAACACTTCCTGTCATATAGATAGTAGTTGATGTAGTCATTGGTAATATCATTCTTGCACATTCTCTAGCTATACCTAATTCTAAACCTAATTTATATAAACGTAATCCATTTTCTAAATATTTAGAAACTTGATATAAGTATTCTCTTATAACAATATTATTTTCATCAAGATCAACTATAAACTTTTCTTTATTCTGACTAATTCTTCCTATCTTTTTTGTAGAAGATTGCCTATTTTTTTCAGCTTGTAATCTAAACTCAATAGATTCAACATTTTCAACTGTTGCATATCTTTGACTAAATTCCTGAAATGTAAAACTTAGATGTCTAAGTAACTGAATACCAATTGCTTTTGATGTAGTTATTTCAAAAGTTAAATAGCTATGTTGAAAAGGTGAGAAATGCTTGTTTTTTAAAAGATATTGTATAAGCTTCTCAGGTTGTTCTGATTTATCTACTCTACTACTTGAAACTCTTGCTATTTCTACAATATTAACTTCCGCATTCGGAGTTATTGATTTTAATTTCACTTCCATTCTTAAATTTCCATTTGTACCCAAAGGCAGATTTCCTTTTTCCTCTGCAGACATCTGTAAGTGTAGAAACAAACTTATAGTTTTTACCTATTGCAAAACAAGCTTCTGAAACTGATTTGAATTCTTCAATCTCTTCTCCTGTTTCTTTATTAAGCTGTATTATTGGTATATATCTACCTTCGTAGGTCTCTTTGGGTGGTTTAATATTGTTTTCTTTTGCGTATTGTTTATGTTTTATTCTTGTTTCCTCTTTATATTCCCTGCCTATTGTAGAGTAAGCTTCTTTACATATATTATAAACAGGAAGGAATGTAAAAAGATAATGATTTTCCCTGTCTTTCATTTCTTCTTTTTTACATTCCTCAAGGATAATCAACTTAAATTCATCTTCTCCATATTTATCCCAAGCTCTTTGAAGTATTATAGAATGATGGTTCCCCTTCCTCAAATCTTTCTTGTGTCTTCTCCATCTATCTTCAATCTTGACTGAGGAACCAATATAACAATGATTATTTTTGATGTTTTCTATCTTGTATATCCCTATCATAAAATGTTGTATAGGACTAATATACAAAATATTCTCCATTTGAGCAAATTTATTTAATCATATTTTATTCCAAGTTTCAAAACTCCATTATTTTCAATAAGTTCTCTACTTGCATCCCAAATATTATTTTCATCAGCCCAAAGAATTTCTTCTATAAGAGATATAATTCCTTTATATTGTTTTCCATAAAGAGAAAATCCATAAAGTCCAGCATCTAAATCTTTTTGTGATAAAGGATATCTAACAGGTCTCCTATTATTATAGGAAGTATCACCAACTATAAATTCCATAGGTTCTACTTTATATTTTTCTAACCCTTCCTGATTTCTCCACCAATCTACAGCAAGATGATAAAAAGCTGCTTGTAAATCATACCTATATTTTAAATATCCATATTCAAAGTTTTCATTATCATATGTAGTCTTTAAATCTTTTGGACTTATAATTTTATGTTTATGGTCAATAACTAGTAAATCTATTTCTGATTTACAAGGAAAGTCTTTATACTTCCATTCAATAATAAACTTAGGATAAAGTTCAACATCTTCCTTTTCTTCAAAGCATTCTTTTGTAAATTCGTCATTTTTTAATATCTTTGCAACTGTTCTAGACTTATCTAAAAGAGATATATCTACAATAGTTTTATCAATATTATCCATAGAAAACTTAAAGTAATCAAGTGCTTTTTCAGTAAAATTTGCAAGTGCTTTTTCGACAGTAGCATTTTTATATTTCCCATCATCTTGAACTCTTCTCAATGCTTCTGCAAATCTAGTTTCAAAACTAGTAGGTAAACTTCCATCTTCTTGTAGATGTTCTTTTGTAATTTCTATAATCTTATCAGCAAGTTCTCCAACTTGTCCTTTGGGTTTTACTTCTTTATAGAGTGCAAATTTTTCTTCAACTCTATCTTCAAAAGACTGTTCATCAGCTTTACATTCTAAAAGATAAAAATCTACAAGATCTCCAATTATAAGAGCTGTACTTTTAACATCTTTTTTTCTCCTTTTCTTTAATATAAATTCATTGTAGAATTGAATAGGGTTATTATCAAATAATTTTATAGCTGAACAATTTAAAGCTTCTAAATTTATATAATCCAATCTCTTAATTTCTATAGGTTTATAAGGCTTAATAACTTTTCCTGTTATCATATTTTTAATATTTTAAATCTATTTTAGTATCTGACAAAGGTAGTATTTCTAGTCCAGATTTCAAAGTTTTATCCAGTTTTATTTGTAGCTCTTGAGCTAACGATTCCGCTGTATATTCATCATTTGACACATCTCTTAGAAATTTCCTAATTTCTAAAATTGAATTAAATTTTTCATTCATGTATTTTATTTTTAATTTCTAAATACTTTTTATATTTTCTCTCTAAATAAATAGTACTATTCAAATATAGTTTATCTAGAATAAAAATTGATTTTTTACTAGTAATATTTATTTGATAAATATTTGAATTTTTTAACCTACTTACTTTATTAGTAAGATTAAAAAATTTGCGAAAATTATTAATTAAATTCTTAGTTCCTATTAAATGTATACCATAGTTATATTTATAGTTATAAATACAACCATCTCCATCAATAAAACCTCTCCAAAAATCAATATCTTTTTTATACTTACTAGGAACTTTATATTTAAAAGTTTTATTTTTACAAATACCTTCAGTTTTTAAATAATCACATAGTTGTTTATTATAAATTCTTAATAAAGCTTTATTTTCTTTTACTTTAATAGTACCAGTATAGTTTAGAAATTTTTTTATTTTAATTAAAATATCTATATCTTTTTTTTGAAGAGTTAATTCTATAGAATTACTGGAATTATACCCATCTGCTGCCAAAAGTCCTATTATATAACTTTTTTCTTTAGATTTATAATATAAATTATTATTTATTTTATAAATTCTATTATTTAAACCTTGTTTTTGAACAAGTTCTTTTTGACCACAATTACATGATATTAAAGAATGGATTCTAAAAGCCTTTAAAATATCTGTTGATCTTTTAACTGTAAGATTCCCACATTCACATCTGGCTTTTAAAAAAATATGACCATACTTATTTTTATGAGAATATTCAAAATTTGTTAATCTTCCTATTTTTTGTTGATTCTCAATAATTTGTTTCCAAGAATTCATAATGTATTTTTCTTATAATATAAGAAATTAAAGTGATATCACCAAATATTTCCATTATTCTTGAATTTTACCTCGAAAATAGCGTCCAGCAATATTACCATTCCAACAATCATCTCTAAACAAAACTTTTTGTTCTATAAGAATAGCTAACTCCCAGTAAGCTAAAGATTGTCTATCTTTACAGAGTTTAATAATCTCTCTTTTAAAACCTTTACTTCCATTCTTAGAAATATACTCTAATAAAGGTTTACTTGAACCCCAATAACTTAACCATTTAGAATCTACAGATGTTATTTTTACTCTTTTCCTTGTAATTTTCCTAGCCTTTTTACTAAGTCTGGTTTTCTTTCTATGAGAAAAAGCTTTCTTTCCCCAGTACTTTTTACCTTTATCATCTGTTATACAATATATAAAACCATAAAAACCAGATGGCGGTTCCTCCAAACATTTTCCTTTATAGTGCCAACAATTATTCATTTACTACAAATTTAGGTGCATTATCAACTTTACCTGTTGATCTCTTATATTTTAATCCTACAATAACAGGATGAGGATCATTAAATCTTTCATCACTTAAATCTCCATTTATTACTTTCCACCCTTTATATTCCAAAGGTAAATCATTTTTAAAAACTACTGCTACATTTGCTTTATCTTCTTTTAAAAATTTCTCACACCAATTCCAATTACCACCAGAATAAGAAAATGTAAAGTGATGATTTGGATTTGTATTCAATTCTATCATATATGGATTTTTTGTATATGAATAAAATATAATATTATCTAAAGTTGCTAAGTTAAATCCTTCTTTTGCAAATTCAGTTTCCCAATCAACATCACTAATAACATTTAATCTTACTGCAGATTTACCTTTTTTATTAATATTCTGCAACTCTTTCCATAACTGTTTAATAAATGAACTTTTATCATTTACAAAATAGTTAGCTTTCTCAAGTCTTGCTTTTTGAACATTATTAAATTTTCCCATACCAGATGTATTTAAACATACATCTCGACATTCCTTAGTGGAATATTTACAAAGATTTTCACCTTTTGAGTTTAAAGTATGAGGTAATAAGGATAATCCATATGTTTTTATAGAGTTTTTTGCCATCTTTTTATTAGTACTCCCATCAGCTAATAATTTCTTCATAAAATTGATTTACTTAAATTATCTAATATTTCTTTTATTCTAATATCAAGTTCCTCTAAAGTCTTAAATATTTTATTTCCCCATTTATAACCATCTTTAGTTTTTTCAACTAATAATCCTTTATAATTAAAAAAAGGATTTATTTTATTAAATTCTTCCATATAAAAAAGAAGGGTGGATTTTACTCCACCCTTTTGATTTTAGTTACGAATTTTGTATGTCTCACTATGAATACTTAGTGATTTTAAAGTCTGGATATTTACATTCCTAATAGGATTCTTCTCTCCTTTTTTAAGTTTTCCTGATTCCTTAACAAGAACGTAACCAAGATTAGATTTCTTTTGGTCTTTTACATACTGACCATTAAGTTTACGTAGAGTTCCATCTTGTTTTGTGAATTCAACTGTAAAGAATTGACCTTTACTGTTTTCAATCATATTTAAGGCACTTGACCTTGAAATTCTTTTTGATGTCATTGGTTTTACTGTTTTATTGTTTGTTAATGTAATTGATTTATTAGAAGTTGTTCCACTCCAAATTCTTGAATACGTTCTATAAGAACCATTGTCAGTAAATGTAAACAATCCATTATTCGCATAAGTTCTCATTGTATCAGATACAAATTGTTGTGTACATGATTTATTAGGAAAATCTTTCCTTAATTTGTTCTTAATTTCAAGAGTTGTGGCTGTATTATTTGCTACACATAATTGATTTGCTGTGTTCATAACATCTGTAACTGTTACACTTTGTTTCATAACTTTAATTTGATTTTTTGTTAAAAGATTTTTAATTTTTTTACTTGTATATTTCGACTTTCCTATTACAATAATATAATCTCCCATAAATCCACAAATTTCTACAAATTCTCCAATTTTATAAACATGTCCTATTTGAGCTACTATTTTAACTTTATCTCCTATATTCATAATTAGCGATTTAGCCAGATTATATATTTAATATGACATTGTTGTTCTTTATAGGCAATAATTTCAGTATTTAGTAATCCTCCACCTGCTTTTACAAAGGTACTATCAAATCCTCTTTCCTGCAAATTTTTGTAGTTTAAAGTAAAAGAATTTCCTTTATACCAACCATCATAAACGAAAGGGTTACCTGTATGAACTTCATAAATTAAAAGTACTTGGTCTTGGTCATAACCTGTATAATTCAATGATTTAGAACAAGTTTCACTAAAATAGTTACCTTCTCCATAAACTTTACCAGAGAACTGATAATTTCCAGAAGGTCTTATTTTTAATCCTTGTTCAATAATAGGGATTACAGATGTACATTTTGTACCATGTAAAAGTACTCTTTTTTGTTGATTTTTCTGATTTTTCATCCAATTATTAAATGTATCAGTATGTTCTTTTTTCTGAATTTCGAAAATTCCTTTTATCTTATTGTTGGATAATTGATCAGTTAAATACTTAATATCTTGATGTCCAGTTATTTGTGACATTGTAATACCAAGTGTATCTAGTAAAGTAGTAACTTTTTTATCAGTTTTCTTTTTACTTTCTGTACTTATCATAGAAACTTGAGAAGCCATAGCATCAAGATTATCTTGCTCCTGTTGTAAAGTTTTCTCTAAATTTATAGAAGGTAATAAGTGATTACTTACATGTCCCATATACCTTGGGATAACCATATATAAATCTAGTAAAACTTTATTTATCTGAATAGTATCTGTCTTTTTAAGCTTCATTAGACTATTTATATATCCTTGAGCCTCATCTACTTGTGCTTTAGTTACATCTTTAGCCTTTACTGTATAAGTCTTAGACACAAGACCATCTGTATATTTCTTCATTAAGAAAAGAAACTCATCTACTTTAGAACCAGAATTTGTATAAGTTACATCATCTTTCTTTTCTTCTACTTTTACCGAAACAGTATGTGTTATATCTTTATAACCCTTTTTTACTTTCTCATTATATTTCTTATTCCATTGACTGATAGGATATTGTCCAGTTTGTACTGTAGATTCAACACGACCATATTTTACATGAAAAGATGACCCACCTTCGTAGGTCATCTCGTAATACTTATTTGAGTTTGTCTCAGTACACATTATAAGTTTAGCGTATTTATTCATATTAATCAGTTATTATAATTTCATCAACAAATACTCTTTCTCCATCCATTTGTGGATTTTCTTCATCTAAGTACTCTTCAAATGTTTCATAATCTGAATCTCTATATCTTTGAAAAGATTCTTTAATTTGTTCATCCGTAACATCTTGTGGGAAATACCATAATTCTTCCCACATATCTCCTAAAATTTGGACTAATCTTTTATTATTCATATTCTTCTCTTTTTAATTTAACGTTTTACTTATTATCTTTTCTACTTTTTTAAAATTTTTATTTATATCTGATTCCCAAAGTATAATTACTTTATATCCAAAGCTTTTTAAATGACTTACTCTAATTTTATCATAATTCCATATTTCTGAAGCTTTCTTTTTTCCATCCCATCTTGATATAATATAATCTTTATCATATTTTTTTGGATTT